AAAAGCTCTATCAGAATTTTCGATATCGAAAATTTGAGTGTGCTCATCTGCATAGTTTTGGTATTCCAGGCCGAATAGTGCATTCAAACCTGGCTCTAGTTCTTTAACTAGTTGTGATCGTGATATAGCCATAATTTAATCTCCTATTCTATTATACGCCTGTTGTTAATTTAAATACATGCTCACCTGTGTTGAATACAACGTATGCATTCGCATTTGCTGAACTTGTATCACTATTATCTGGATCTTTTGATATACCGATTTGTTTGAAACCACCAGATGTTCCAGAAGTAGACGTGTCAATTTCTGAAGTTGATTGTCCAGAAAGAGTGCTTCCACTCGTTCCAACAAAGTCAAATGCAGAGTTGTTCATCGCCGCTGTTCCTGTGCCATCATGTTGTGCTTCGTACACGATATAAGGATCCACGAACACTGAAGCTACAATATCCGAAGCGTTTGTGCTTGCAGGATAAAAAGCTTTAAATGTCGGTTTACTTGTTGACGGATCAGTAAAGAAACAACCACCGAATACACCTATTTGTTGAGTGTCTCCAGCTGCTGCTTGTTCAATACCGCCCGCTGCTACTGCTTCAACCACTTGACCATTGAAAATTGATGTCCCGTGATTTGCTGCTATAGCGTACTCTTCCGTTCTAATTCTTCCACCTGTAAGATGTCTTGTAGGTTTGAAACCGAACGCCGCGTCTTTATTAGCCATGTTTTTTCTCCTTATGTACCTACCCCGAAGGGCCTCCAGTACGATTTAATTTAATTCGTTGGCTAAAGAATTGTTAAAAAATTAACTTTTCTTTGTACCACCGAAGGTTACACGAGTCTGTCGATCACTATTGATCGGCATACTTGGATGCTGTTCCTTCATTAAATCGTTATCGATCGCGTCGTTTCGGTCTTGAGTTTGTTGTTTAAAATACTCTTCGCGCGCTTTAACAATTTCGTCCGGTATCCTTGCCAGCAAAAGGCCGCCAACTCCGATCACCCCCTTGTATTTACCGTCTTGGATAGTTGGATAATCTATCTCAGAATATTCATCAGCTCTCACTAATTCAAACCCTGATCTAATCTTAGCCGACATGTTTGATGTATCATCAAAGCCCATCGATTCAGCCCTTATCCACCTATGTTTATAACCATCCGGTGCAGGTGGTGCATCTAAAGATGATGGTGGAGTCCAAACTTTTTTCTGTTGTTTAGGTTTTGTTTGGCTCGCACGAGAGTC